AACAACCATGTCAACCTTGCCAGAGCTCTTTTTCTTGTTTACATATTGATTTTTGTTTGTGTCATATGTGCACCTTGCATTTTGAAAATTGATCTCATACATGACATTTTCTGTATATGCAAACTCACCAGATAATATTTTCTCTTTGAGTAATTTTGTTGGAGGGTGCAAGACAGAGCTGTGCTGTCTGATCTCAACAGTCTGATAACCAGCCCTGTCAAGTTTTTGTGCTGTGCTCAGTGCATTCCATCTGTCATACCCTATGGCTTGAATCCTGACACCCAGCCTTGTCTCAAGGCTCATTATAAAATCCTCAACAACAGCATAGTCAATGACAGAATCACCACAAGCAATCACCTTGCCTGTCTTGATGAGCTCTTGATAATTGACATGCTCTGTGCTCATCTTTTCTTGCATTCTACCCTCTGGGATGAATGCATAACAGTCAGCCAGCACCTTGTTGTCATCATCAACAGCCAGAATGCTGACAGATGTGTTGTCATTGCTCTCTGATAAATCTAAGCCCACATATACCAGCCTGTCATGCCAGTCTATGTCTGACACCTTGCATGATTGCAATGCACCAACATCAATATATGTCTCAGTGCCAGCTCCAGTGTATATGATATTGCAATGCTTTGTGACAAAGTTTTCTCTGGCTGATTCTACCGCTATGGCATAGGCTCTCTTTTTGAGCAAGTCTTGCCATATCTCATCAGATTCAAGAGCAACAGGATTTGACTGTTGCAAGATCAGATCATCTGTCATCCAGTCCTTTTTATTGTCTGGCTCATATAGCAATGAAAATCTGGTCTCATCCTCAATCAAGCCATCAAGCACCTTTTTGCAATAGTCAATCTCATCCTCAAAAGGGTTATTGAGTGTGGGATATTTTGTACTGATAATAAAACCCAGCTTGTTGAGTATATTGAGCTGACCTGATCTCATTGCCTCAATTGCATATGAGTTTGGCAATGCACCCACCTCATCAGCACAAAAGACATTTGGCAATTTGCCATCCATTCTAGATGTGCTATATGCTAAGGGCTCATATTTGATCTCTGTTGTATTACAGAAAATATAATCTCTCAGAATTTTAAATCTCTGTTTGCCGTTAAATTCTCTGATGATGGGTGAGCTCTTGATGGTCTCAGCAATTGCCTCTCTGATCTCACGGCTCAAAGCTCCATCTGGTGCAACAGAGTAAAACCTTGAGAATTTTGGCTCAGTGAAAAACAGCAAGATAAACAATGTTGCAACAGTATATGTCTTGTAATTTTTACGGCAAATCTCCAGCACATTTGTCTCATATTTCCTCTTGCTGGGATTGTCTCTGTGCACAGTGCAAATGATTGCCACATATGTGAGCCACTGATATTTGCTTGAGCATTCATACAAGCTCTGACCAGCCTTGAGACCTTTGGGCATTCTCAGAATCTTGAGCAATGCCTCAACAATCTTGAGCTTTTTGACACTCACTTTGTATTTTGCATCTTTGCCCTCAGCAATGGGCATCCATGCTCTCATCTGTTTTTTTACATAGACAGGTGTTGTCTTTTTATTGATTGCCTCTTTGCAATATAGATATGCTGGTGAGCTGAGCACAACATCTGATGCATCTGTTGTCTTTTTTGCTCTCACTCCTCATCACCCTCTCCATTGATTATTGCAAGCAATTGATCTTTTGTGTTTTCTGAATCAGAGCTCTTGAATCCCTTGAGAATCTTGATCAGTGTTTGCACAGTCTTGTTTGCACTGTCTGTTGTGCGATTAAACTCTGTGATTGCTGGATTCACAACAACACATGCTCTACCTTTGACATATTCTTTTTTTACTGTTGTCTCAGATGTCAAGATGCTCTCTTTGAGCCTTGCAAGAATCTCCAGCTGTGTCATATACCTGTCAAATGTGGTCTTAAAGAAATAATTTTCTTGCAAACCAGAGCTCTCAGCCATCTCCATAATCTGATCAGCTTGCTCTTTGAGCAATGCATCTGATGTCTTTTTTGTTGCCATATGCAAAAATCTCCTTTATACTATGAAAATCAGGGTTTTGCCACGAAAAAACCTCTCATTTCATTTTTAAGCCTTTTAATTAAAAAATAGCCGTTTTTGGCTCATTTTAGGCTCATTTTTAATCATTTTTCCAAAAAATATGCGTTTTTTGCCGTTATATATGAATGTGCGGTGTGATTTTGAAAAAGCATTTAAATTTGCATTAAAAATGCACAGGGGGATGCCTTTTTGTCATCACAGCTGGTGATTGTCTCTTTTTCTGGCAAGCTCTCTGAGATAATCAGCATCTATGTTGCCAGCATCAGCCTCTTTGTGACAGCTGGCACATAGACAAATTAAATTCTCATCATCTAATAAGCCATCAGGATTGTCTCTGAGCTTTGTGATGTGATGCACCTCAAGATTATTGCTGGAGAGAATGCCTTTATCAAAACAGACAGCACAGAGATAATGTGATCTCTCTCTGATGTCAAGAGATTTGATGTGCCATTTGTTTTTCTGTCTGAGCATGTGCTCATGATCAGCTCTCTTATCTGGTTTATAGCATTTGATGTCTGTGCCGTGTATTCTACCGCACACAGAGCATGCTTTGAGCCTTGCCATCAGCTCTCTCCATCATCCAGCTCAGGCAACCCAGCAATTGACATCAAGAGTGAGATGATGCCAGCCAGCAAGGATGCTGAGCCCACCACAATCCAGTTTACATCAGAGAGCACAAATGATGTGCCTATTGTGGCAATGGCTGTCTGTGCAACAGTCTTGAGAGCTCTGATGCCAGCCTTGATAAACCATTCTTTTGTGAAAATATAGCTTTTCATGTTGTGCCTCCTTATATCTTTGTGATTCTTGTTGCTGTGCAATAACCAGATTTACCCTTGTATGTAGCATGAGCCCACTGGTTTGAGCCATAGACACTCTGACCTGTTGCAAAGCCATCAACAGTGATCTCTGAGCCGTTTGGCATCCAGCAAACAAGAGCTGATGATGTCTTTGTTGATTTTCTCAGAGCAAGAGATGCACCTGTCTTTGTTGTGACCTTGTATTTGTCAGCTGTGGGCTGAGGTGCTGGCTGTGGCTCTGGTGCTGGTGCTGGCTGAGGAGCTGGCTGAGGATTCTGTGTGTCATCCGTGATCAGATTGCTCTGTGCCCAGTATTTCCAGTCAGCTGTGCTGAATTTTGTTTTGACAACACCATACTTGTGACCTTTTGCCTCAATAACATACTCTGTGCCACCCTCAGTGCCTATATATACACCCACATGTGACTTGCTCTTGTCTGTGCCTTTAAAGACCAGCATGCCAGCATGTCTAGGAAATGAGCTGATCTTGCCCTTTTCCTTTGCGTTATCATAAAAGGCTGTTGCACCATAGTCAGTTTTTGCATTGTATTTTGGGTTTGTATCTGACATGTCCTTTGCCCAGCAAAAACCTTTGATGAGCCCAGCACAGTCCATGCAAGGCTTAGGGTTTGCAATCTGGCTTGCAAAGTCCTTTGCTGTGTAATACTTTGGATATTGAGCCTTTTTGCTCTCATACAGTTTTTTTGAGCACATCTGTGCCCAGCATCCAAACCAGTAATAGTCACCCAGATGCTTTTTGCACCATTCAACAAGATTTGTGTTTGTTTTTTCCATGTTTGATGCCTCCTTTGTTGTTACGCATGAAAAAACAGCCCATATTTGTCATAATAGGCTGTTTTCTGAAATAAAGCAAATTTTGAGCCCTCTGACCTACCAAATCAAAGGGCTCATGAGTGTTTGATGCAAGAATCCTACAAATAAGGCTCTTAAATTATAGCATTGTCAGAGATGTCTTGCATCCTTTTCATCAATAAACACCTCACAGATGTTGTGACCTGTGATGACACCCAGCTCATTGAGCTTTGCTCTGGCTGTCTCAGCATGAGCTCTGGTGTCAAAAAGTATTAGTGTGCCTCTGGGATATTCTGGATGCACACCATACAAGCCATCACAGCTGGCAATAAGATTGAGCACTCTTTGCTGATCAGCAAACAGAGCTGGGTTTGTTGTAAATGGTGTAAAATTGCCTATTGCAACAGTGTATGCTTTGACATCAGCCATTGTTATCACCTCTGGTGATGATCTCACCTGTTGCAAAGTCAGTCTCAGCTGGTGTTGATTCTGTTGTGCTGACATCATCAACACAATCTTGCATCAAGAGCCATTGCTTGATAAATTCCAGAATGACATATGCATCACCCATGTTGAGATCATAACAGACAATCTTATCAACAAGCATCTTGATGGTCTCTGGCTTTTTCATCTTTTCTGTTGACAGCTCAAAGCACTCTGGCAAATCCAGCTCATTTTGCATGTCAATAATGCGATTATATAACATATGCTTTTCTTGATTTTTCATTCAGACCTCCTCAATGTCATGTCCTTTGTATTGCATCAGCTTTTTCTTGAGCTTGTAAACTTCAGTTTTCATGCCCTTTACATCAATGATGTGATAATTGCCATCTTTGTCATAGTATGTAAAATCAGCAAAGTATGCAATCTCTCTGATCTTTTTGCCATGATGCTCAAATGCTGGCTGGAGAGTAAACTTGACCTGTCTTTTTAAGTCAGTAATCTCACCTTTTTTCTCTTGCTCATGCAAAATGATGTAATACTCGCATTCACGCACAGAATCAAATTTGAGCCCTTTGTATAGTGTCTTATAATTGCCATATTTGCTCATCAGACCTCAAAGGGCATGCTGATGCTGTCACCCTCATCATCAGAGCTCTTGCCCTCCTCCTTGCTTGAGCTTGTGCTGGTGAAATACACCTCATTTACCCTGACAGAGTATGACTTGACATTCTTGCCATCTCTCTCATATGTGCTGGTCTCTAGATTGCCAGCAATGAGAATCTGAGAGCCCTTGTTGAAATACTTGCAAATGATCTCAGCTGTTTTATTCCATGCAATGCAATCAATAAAATCAGTTTTCTTGTCTTTTGACCGCCTATCAACAGCCAGACAGAATTTGACATACTTGTTGTCATTTGCCTCTCTGATCTCTGGCTCAGCCGTGAATCTACCCATTAAATGAATGCTATTCATATTCAACCTCCATGACTGTATTCATTATGATAATCAAGAGCCCTCTCTTGCCTTGCTTTGTAGTTTTTGCCTCTCAAGTGTGGGTAAAGCTCTTGCATTTTTCTCCTTGCCCTTGTGACTGATTCATATGAGGGCATGCCCAGCTTTGCATGATTCCACAAAACATATCTGAATGACATGTCAAGTGTATCAGGGCAAAGCAACAGGCACACAAAGCCATACAGTCTGAAATCAGAATCTCTGGCAACAGGGTATTTCTCTAAAATCATCTTGACCATCTCTTTGTGTTCTTTTTTGTTGCTCATGTGT